ATTTTTTGGGCGTGTCTCGAAGATATCTAGTCGCAGTGAATCCTCTGGTGAGTTCTTCAGTCTTCATCGCATCAATTACGAACTGAATAACATCTTTTCCAGGCAGAGCGCTCTCTTCACTTTTCTTTAGCCTTCCTCCTCTCAAGTACGTGTTTATGACGGAGTATCTTCCCGTACCGCAATACATGTCCAAAAGAAGTATTCTTCCCGCTTCTTTCCTGTCAATTTTTCCGTCTTTTACGCCCCTTAACATTGCAGACCATTTATCTACAGGATAATCGTCGTCTGGAAACATATTTCCATATGAAATCAGAGAATCAAGTTTTGGAAGAAACGGACCCTTGTCTTCACGATATGTGATACCCCATCCGTCTGGATCATTCTCCATATCCTTAAACACACGTTTCAGGGATTCTTTGACGAGTCCAGACATTTCAGAGGAGTACTTTTTCTTGAATTCAGAGAACATCTCTTTCGATGACGTATATTTGATTTTTGAGGTATCATCGAAAGCGTGCTCCTCAGGTATTTGAGCGCCCTTTGCCGTATATTGTTCTCCGTATATAGCATCGATTGGCTTGCCCAGCATGTCCTCTTCAAGAATATCCTGGAGGAAGTCGCATCGACATCCAGGAAAACGAGGCGGATGCATATGCCCACTGGGAAACTCTTTGTTAATCGGTATCCATCCGACACGCTCGTTCTCTTTGCAACCGTCAGACACACAGTCGTCCTCAAGCGTCTGCCATGCCTTCATCATCTTGACACCATTGTCCTGAAGGTAGTTGCCGACCTGAGCGTTTCCTTCGCAGTAGGCATTCGCTAGCTCTGTGACAGCGACCAGCACAGCACGATTCGACACATGCTTCTGGGGCATCGGGACTGCGAATTCCTCGAACTTGTCTTTGATAGCCTTAGCTATATCGTTGTAAGAAGAACCAGACTTGACGCCATCAGAGACAATACGCGCAATCTCCTTGCGAGTGGTGTCGTTGATCTGCGTTACAGCCTCTGCAGCATGCTTCTTAGCGTACTCTTGTGCTCTGAGGTTAGGAAGCGACACCCATCCAGACTTATCCGCCTTAACATTGCGGACTCTGGGTGCCTCCTGGAGAGAGGCACCATCGGGTGCACTGGCGGATTCAGATGAAGTTGACGACTTCGACAGGGATGAGAAGAACCACCCAGTGCACCCTAGGTCTCGGCATTGCTCTACAGCGCCTGCAAGCCACACTCGATAGATATAATTCTCGATTACACGCTGCAATTCAGCAGAGTGTCGCTTGACCTCGACCCTTATTATCGCGCTATATTTGTTCTTTAGGTCACGGGAATCGCGAGGTTTTTCTGCTTCGAGGATTTCATCTCCCTCAGGCAGTCGCTCCTCAATACCCTTCCACGTAGCCCAGAACACCGCTGCAACGTCAAGAGCCATAGCAGAAGCCCACGGCTGAATGATGGCATTGTGCTTCTTGATAGCCAATGCATTGCGATACTTGGCTATGGTGCCGTAGGGTTCTGCCATTAGTGGTGCCTCCATTCGAATTTCTGCTCATCGACGATTCGCTTTGCGATTTCCTCAGGGTCTCGGAACAAATCTATAACGACAAACGGAATAAAAGCAATCACCAGGATGAGAATCAGCACGAAAGACCATGCGTCCATTAGATACCCTTTTCCCTAAGCTCAGCTACCATGTTGTCGAGCAGCTGGATATAAGATTCTTCGGCCTCACCAGCAGCCTTGTCTGCCTTGTCCTCAGGTGTCTTGGCATTCTTGATATCGTCGCCACTCTTCTTGACATTGCCAATTGCGCCTGCAGCCTTAGCAGCCTGAGCCGCCTGTTGATCTGCAGCAGATTGTTGCCCCATGGCGATCTCGAGAGCCTTCTGTTGCTTCTCCTCTTCGACCTCGTTCCAACTCTTCGGCTCATCAGGGAACAGCTTATCCACAATGTCCGTGTCCTCACCGAGCGCAGTGAGCAGCTGGGTGGTAGCGGTCTTGAGGTCGATGGTGTTGGCAGGAGACTGACCAGACAGGGTGACACTCTTCACGATAGCATCAATACGCTCGTTGATGTCCTCCTGGAGGATAGGCGGGAACTTAACATCGAACGTACGGTCAAGCTCTCCCGTGTCAACATATGACTCACCATAGTCGTTGAACGAGCGGACACCCTTGAGCTTACCACCAGGTTTCAGCGCAGACTGATCGATGACGTAATCCAGCACCGTGCTGAAGATATCTGTCCACAGCTCCTGACGCTCCTGGAACATGAGAAGCATAGGCTGCTCCATTGCCTTGGCAGTAGCAAGGTTGCCCGTACTGGGGTCTCCGAAGTAGTGCTCGTAGATGCCAGTCGCAGCACACACCATCAACAGAGCACGACGACCATCGTCCACAGCCACAGTGGCACCGCTCTTCGGCATGGGTGTAAGGTCGAAATTGTCCGAGGACATCCATACCTGAGCCGCTTGCCCAGGCAGATCGTTATTCATAGGGTTAGAACCACCGTTAATGGCTCCTTCGAGCACCTTCTTGGCTTGCCCCATACCAGTGGCGCCAGACTTGCTTGTAGCCTTCCATGCGAACTTGGACAGGCTCTTGACAATGGTGTACCAATCCTCAAGGAATTCCTTGTACGCCTTAGCCCAGTCGATTGCTGCATAGATTTCAGACACACCGTATTCCATGTCGGATAGGCAGTTCGTCTTCACATGGTATACAGGATTCATCGCCATGACCTCAATACCGTTGAAGTATCGAGGCAGACCTCCCTGAGGCATGTAGTTGATGTCCGGATACATTGCCTGTCGGGTTTCATATTTCTGAGAGCCTGTCTCTTTAGGATGCTGCCACTGACGGAAATAGTACCACGGCTCTTTGCTATCCTCTGGATTGTAGATGATGCGGGTAATCTCGTTCAGCGGAATGGTACGCACGCGAGTGGCACCGTTGAGCGGGTCTGTGAAGAAAGTGAAGAACAGGTTCGCAGTCACCTGCAGCTCGGTCTCCTTGACCAGCATAGCCTGTTCGCCTGTGAGCTCAGCCTTGTTCTTGGAGTCGTCCATGAACGCATCGATGACAGACTGGACATTCTCGTCTGCAGCCACCACGTCAACACCCTGACCGAACACGTAGTTCGCCTGAGTAGCTACGGCTCGCTTGACTAGAGGGTTCTTCAGCCAGTACACCCTCGCCATAGCGGCGATCTTGTCGATGGATGCCTTGGTGAACTGACGGTTCAGCGTAGAGTCGCCGATACGCTCGTAGCCCACGTCATCCAGAGCTAGCTCCAGCTCAGCGATACGCTCCTGCAGCAGCTCGTTGTTGCTGTGCTCGGTGAAAGCTATGTTGCCGTACAGCTCGACAGCCTCGCTGAGACTGTCGAGCTGTCCACCGCTCAGCCCATTGGCGATCTTCAGGAGCGGATGATTCTTGTCCATTGCCATTCAGATACCTCCTACACTGGTGAGATGATGTTTGGTACGTCGAGCTCGACCAGTGAAGCACCAGTCCTACGGCTGGCGAGCTCCTGAGTGAGAATAGCGGCATAGGATGCCGTGTCGACTTGGTCGTCATGGGCACCCATGGGGAAGCCAACGAGCTCATCCTCGTAGTCACCCAGCCATGCAGCGCCCATACGGTGAAATACCTTGTGGCTCTCGTAGCGAGCACCCATGGGGATAGCCTTAGTGACCTTGTCCTTGGTAGCGTTCAGCTCCATCACAGGCACACCAGCATTGCGCAGCATCTGGAAGACAGGACGACCAACACCATTGACCTCGATGCCCATGCACGTGGGCATGTAGCGTCTGTACTGGTCAAGCAGGAGCCTAGGCTGCTCAGCACCTTCCATCTGCGCTCTGAACACATCCCAAAGAAGCAGGTCGTTCTTCGGAGTGACGATCCACGTGCTGCATACGAACCAGTCTGCTGTGGTCTTGGCAGAGGCTGTCGGGTCGACGGTTTGGAAGTGCCAGCATTGCTCAGGCACGAATCGCTCATCGCCTGTATCCCTGTGCAGCACATACGTATGGTCGATGAGCTCCCAGTATCTGAAATCCTTCCTGCGGAACATGGTGCCGTCGGGAGGACTAGGGTGCTGCTGGTACATGGCATTGAACATGTAGCTGCCCATGGCGATACGCGTACGATTCAGCGACACCTCATCGTACATCTCTGGCCACAGCGCCTCACCATCAGAGCGACCGAGCTGGTCGGTTCCTTCTGCCAGAGCGGGAAGGCTCAGTACCTTCCACTTGTCAGCACCCTTCTCCATGTCTGCCAACAAACGTCCTGCAAGGTCGTCCTGGTGCCAACGAGTCATAACGACGATCACGGCACCACCAGGAGCCAGACGAGTGCGCAGCGTAGTCTGGTACCAGTTGTAGGCAGAGCGCCTCACGGTCTCAGAGCTAGCCTCTTCATAGTTCTTAATCGGGTCGTCAATGATGGCGATGTGAGCACCCTTACCAGTGATAGCGCCACCAACACCCGCTGCAACAATGCCATTGTCATGACTCCCTTCGAGTCCCCATCGGTCTGCACGAGCAGCATCCTCTGCGAGCTTGACTCCGAACAGTTCCTCGCTGTCCCTCATCTTATTCCTCGTCATTCGACCGAATTCCTGAGCGAGGTCTGCCGAGTAGGATGTGAGCATCCACGTCATCCATGGATGGTTGCCCATTCCCCACACAGGGAACTCCTGGGAGACGAGACGGGATTTGCCATGTCGAGGCGGCATGAAGATCATGACACGCAGATTATCACTCTCTGATTCCTTCATGCGCCCCTCGTGAATGGCCACTACGTCATTGATGGTCGCTTCGAGCTGAGCTGCGATGAGTCTGTGGTGGCGTCCGATCTTGTAGCCCTCGTCCATATATAATGTGTAGTCGAGAAGGTGACGACGTGCGAGCTCCTGTCGGATACATTCGAGCTGACCGAGCATGTTAGGCACATCTTTGATGTCGAGCGGTTGAGTCTTGTCTCCCTCGGACAACTGAGTGGGAAGACCTTCAGGGGCTTTTGTCCCGACGTGGGACACGACCTTGTTACGCCTGGGCATCTTCCACCACCTCAGCAGCCACGGGTAAAGCGGGAAGTGCCGCATCATCCACATGATCTCCCACGGTCACTTCCACAGCTTGTGCAATTTCTTTTACTTTGGCGCGTAATTGTTCGTCTGTTAGGGCTTTCACGTCTACCTGCCAATTCACGTCTAACTTGTGCTTAGTCTCGACGGAAATCTCCATTACCCGCTTGGCATTCCACACATCGGGCATACGGCATTCGAGGTATCGGATCATCGCTGAGACGTTGCCATTGATAGCAGCAGAGAACAGAGCATTCTCAACCAATGAGCATGCGAAGATGCGAGCCTCTTCCAGATCGCACCAGAACTTGGCATACTTGCCTTCTTGTCCTCGTGCCATTTCTTCCTTGCCACGACGACGCCACTCAGTGATTGTACGAGGATTCAGTCCCACACGAGCGGAAGCAGTCGTGAAGGTGTAGCCTTGTCGGACGAGCGCAACAATCTGATCTGCCTTCTCGTCGAACTTATGGTAGCCTCCCTTAGCTGCTGCTTCCTCAATGTTAGTATGGACGGCACAATATTTGCCGTCCACCGTTGCACCCTTTGCACATTGCTTTCCTGTTCGAGGATTGCGTCCTTGACAACGAGGAGTACCCCAGTAAGTCCAATGCTCAGGGTCTTCAATATGCTTAGGATGTGGGTTGTTCTTGGAATACTTAGGCTTCGACTTCTTAGGTTCGGAGACCTTCTTCGAAGTCTTAGTCTTCTTGTTTCCCCTGTTAGTCGTCATTATCACCACATTCCCATTATTTAAATATAGACTCCTTATTCATTATCGCTCTTTTTCTTATAGATTATCTTATCAATTTCATTATATTTTCTTATATATTAACACATTTTCTTGTTTTACCACATTAACAACATCTTTCAGAAATATTTTTATTATTTTCAAGATTCTCGATGAAAGTTGAACAATTCCGAGGGATAATAGTGCTGCAGGGAATTAACAACGACTTCGAAAGGACACTACAATGACCACTATGACCAACTTCTCCACTACCGCTGAGCGCATTGGTAAGACTGCTTCTGAGAAGAGGGCCGTTGAAGCTATGGCAAACGCTCTTGGCTCCGTTGAGAACGCCATCGCCGACGGCGACACTCACTACGAGGGTCACTGCTTCATCGACGATGCCGAGCAGTACGCATCCGAGGGTCTCGATTCGCTCGACAAGCGTACCCTCAACCACATCTCCGACGAGCGCATCAATGAGCTCGTCCACGAGGTAGCCCTCACTTTCGATTACCTCGAAGAGTACAACGAGCCCACCACTTCACCTGAGGCTAACAACGACAAGGAGAACGCCATGACCACCGCTCAGACTTCCGCATTCATTCCCTCCTCTGCCACTTCTATGTCCTTCGAGGACTTCATCGACGGTATGTATCTGTTCGCTAGCAAGTGGGTGGGCGATATTGCCTTTGACCGTGTGGCTATCCGCGTTGAGTCTCTCTACAACAACATCACGTTCCGCACGATGGTGTTCGAGTATCGTCAGGCTGTGCTCGCTCGTGATGACCGCAAGAAGCGCATGTTCCGCTCGATGGTGACTGGTGACATTGTATACACCGCTGGCGACTGGGATAACGACATCTACTCCTCCAAGGTGAAGGCGTACGGCGACGTGCTCTACGACATGCTCGTTCGCCTCCCCAAGAATGTCGAGAACGAGCGCAAATCTCTCAAGAAGCTCTGCAAGTAGAATCTGTTGGCTGGGTGGGGAGACCTGCCCAGCCTTTTCTAAATATTTTCAAGATTTTCTTGATTCCCGATAATAGTTCAACTATTTAGAGGGATAATAACGTTGTCAGGGAACTACGACCGAAAGGTGGCAACAATGAAGAACTCAGCTCTCAACTGGATCGACGACGAGGGGTACTGCGGATATCCGACAGCTCGTGTGAATGGCTTTGCGATCGTTATGTGCTGCGATGACGACGACAGCCTCGCAATTCAGGTCTTCGACGAGGAAGACGACCACGCCATCGAGTGTGGAGAGATTTATCAGCAGCTGAGCGAATTCGACTCTTTCGACGATATGCAGCTCGCTGCCGAGTACCTCGCATATACTCTTTGCCACGTACGCTAACGATCATTTCGACTGGAGGAAGACATGACGAACATCAAATTGCCCAAAGACGCCGAGGGCCGTGAGATTCCACTTGATACCGAGGCGTTGTATAACGAAGACGGCAAGCGTTTTGAGGTCAACCGTTTTACCTATTCGGTGGTACAGACGATACCTGATCTAAAGTGGGGTGTCGTGTTCATGGATTGCTCATATGATTATTGTATTTCTTTCTACCTCATGCCACCGGAGCCGCCCGACAGCTGGGAGAAGCTGGAAGAGGATTTGGACAGAGCGGCGAAGGCGGAGGCTTTCCGAGCGTGCAGGTACGCGAACGACAAAACGCGTCCTTGCAACGAATGCCGCTTTCTGAATAAGAAAGGCCTTCGTTTCTGTAATGGTAAGGCCCTTGCAGAAATCCTCGATCGTATTCACGAGCTGAGGGGTGAGGGCTAATGGGTGAGATCAAGCTGAAGCCGTGCCCGTTCTGTGGCTCGAAGAGCGTGCGCATTTTCCGCACGGAGTTTATGAAGAAAAACGGGTCCTACCGCACGCGGTACAACGCCTACTGTGGGAACTGTAAGGCGCGCGGGCCGCAGTACATCGCCAATGGAATCGGGATGAACGAGCTGAGCCGCCGAGAATGTCAGTCTGCCTTCGACAAGGCACGGGATGCGTGGAACCGTGGGGCGGGTGAGCATCATGCCGACTAGCGACGAGCGCCGCAAGGTGGCGGTGAAGCTGCGCATCCTGTCTGATCACAGAGAGGTCGATAAGGAGTTCTTGCACGGCGAAGATTGAAGACTGTGATTAGCGATTTCAACAGGAGGAAAATCATGGCACACATCCCAGAGGCAGATCGCGCTCGCATCTATGAGCTCGCAGACGAGTTCGGAGTCCACCCTTCCATTGTCCGCTCGTTGTACGACGTGATGCCGAATGAGCTTTACGATGGCATCGTCACCGCGCTGGAGGATATGACAGACGACCAAGACTACGAGGAGCTGTTCGATGAGTAGACGCTTTTACCGTTTGACGTTCCACAGGAACGGTAGGCTTTATCTTCTTCAGATTTACAAGAACGAGCTGAACGCTCGAAAAGCCTATCTGAAGCTTCGAATGGAAAGAAAATCCGATTCTAAGCGTCTGGATGAGGTGTTTTGGGACTCGTGCATTGGTAGTTGGCAGTACGTTCAAACGCTAAACCGCACAGACGGCAATTCACATGATTCAAACCAATTCTAACGTGAGTACATAGAAACACCGCAGCACTTGTATGAGTCTGCGGTGTTTCTCTTGTTAAATACGATTCTAAGGCTCCGAAATATTTTCAGAATCAAAGCTCAATCAGTCCATTGGCTCCAGCATCATCAAGTATGAATCTTGCGAGGTGTTTGGCAGCATCTTTGGCGTGAACACCCTTACCTAGGTCACACCAAGGCACGGTCTTCATCTGAGATGCCGTGTGCCACACAACTTCGCATCCGTTCCGCTCAGCCACTGCAGCGCAACCACCAACCAGCTCCATAGTCATCGTAGCTTCACGACCCATCGTGACTCCAATACGAGGGGTGTGCTTCTCAATTACGACCACCTGAATGGATGGACCCGCATTGTGCAGAAACTCTTCCATCCACTTTATAGTCTGATCGTGAGGAACCATCGAGTATCCAACGTTCACAGCGTTCTTGTAGCTCCAAGCACAGCCTGTCGTGCCTCCTGGGTCAAGGGCTAGCACACCTCTGTGCGGACGCTTAAGGACTCGTTGAAAAACACTTACTCCAGTCGATTCTTTATTCTTGGACGGCTTCTGCATCAACGTCATCGTTGTCCTCTTTCGGTTTGAAAGTCCATGACCCTATACATCCATCGTTTTCGTCGTACGCTTCGATAAGGCGCGGACGCTCTGGACCGATAGCGGTAAATAAAGCCACGACAGCCACTTCACAATTCGATCTATTAAGCGGTCGAAGGAATGTCAGGTTCTGAGTCTCGTGATTTTTGTAGACTATCAACAGCCTAACAGCCTTTTTCTTGTTTTTCTTCTTCCCCATTAGATAAGCTCACCACCAATCACAGTCAGCACCAGTCCTGAGAAAGTCAAAATGACTCCAGCCCTATATGTGTATTCTGGACTGCCATTCAGCTTTTCAGAAGAACATGCGATAAGAGCGAGGGATCCGATGATCACAGATATCACTCCACAGACAGATACGACATTCATCGTTTCTCCTCCTCAGCTATGCGTTCCCACTTACGTTTGGCGTAATCCTCGCCAGACATCTCAACGTCAAGCATAATGGCCTCAATAACATCCTCTACTGGCATGCAACGGCTAGCAAGACGAGAGCTCAGGACGACGCACCAGTCTGGTGCATTGTTACGCTTCTTGCCCATTCTAATGCGCCTCATTTCGGATACAGATAAGCGCCTCGACCATTTCAGGCTTATTCAGACGAGCGATGTCGTCCTCGTCAAGGTCAATGGCGAGAGCGATAAGCTCACTCTTCTTCATACGCCTGAGCTTGTTATCGGACAAATGAAGAAGGTCATCCATAGCCACGTCGCGAGGAGAAGGTGTCTTATCTAGAGCCTCAGGAATACGCATCTGCTCCTGGAGAGAACCATCGCCTACAGCATACAAAGACCATGCAGCTCCGCATTCATCGCACACCACATCCACACAACGACCAGTAGATGTGATGTTCCCAAAACTCGTCCGAGCATGCTCGCCACTGCCACAGACAGGACATACGCTTTCCGTGACGAGCTTGTATTCCTCGTCAGTCATTTCTCTGAGTCGAATAGTCTTCATTAGTCATCGACCTCGCTTGCATATTCTCCCGTGGAGCCATACCCACCACGAGAAGCGCAGCCCATGTCGTCTGTTTCGATCACGTTGATTTCAGGCATCATAGGCTGAATGCGGAACTGGGCTATGCGCGTACCAGCTGGGATGAAGGTGTCTCGAACGGCATATGCCACGAATCCCCATACGTCGTCGTTGCCACAGTACTCGTTCTCGATGATCCCGATGGAATTCGCCATCAGGATACCGTGCTTCAGACAAGTAGACGAGCGAGGAGCGATGATTCCCTCGAAGCCTTCTGGCATCTTGACATTGATACCAAACGGGATGATCTGCACATCACCCTGCTTCATGGAAACGTCCTCGCTGCAAGCCAGATCGATCCAAGCACCATGGCGCTCAAACTTGCTAGCACCATCCATATAACGTACAATTACGTTTTCCATTATCACTCCTTAACGAAAAATGGACGAGCCTCCGAGGAGACTCGTCCGTTAACAGACAGAGAGGTTTACTTGCAGTCCTCGAAATCATCCTCACAACCATGGCAATTGCCACAGTCGCCAGACAGGAAATCTGCGAACTGCTCAAGATGACGGAGGAAGTCCTCACGTTTCTCGTCATCCTTGTGCCACTGAGCCAGCTTCTTCTTGGTTACCTCGTCAATCTCGCTGAGCGACAGGAACTGGTCGTTGTCGTCAGAGTTGCACTCCTTCAGAGCACTGCGGAGAGCATCATGCGTATCGAGAAGAAGATTCAACTGGAACTCGGAGGGGATGTCGAAGCCGTCCATCAATCGAGCGACAGCATTCATGCAGTCGAAATAGAGACCACGGTCGAGGTTCATGATGTTGTCAATACGGTGCTGCTTGATTTCGTTCTTCATGGTCGATTCCTTTCTATCGATTCCACTTTTTCTGGAGAGGGCACGGACGGTCGAACACGGACTCGAATTTGCAGCGATGCTCGTGTTCACAGACAGGTTGCAAATAGTCTGCAAAATCATCGCCCCATACGCGCCTAACTTCTTCTTTCATCTGGCGGATTACCTCACGCCATTCACCCTGTGCCTGGAGGCAAAGCCTATCGCCAGCCAGACCGACAAGAGCACGATAATTGGTGCCGATGCCAATGCGAGTAACAACATTCGTAGGCAGAACTCCACGGGCATCCTGAGTATCAACGCCTGCATCGATGAGCTTATGGTATGCGTCCTCAACGCTTTTCATCGTGTCGTTCCAGAGAGCCTTCTGCTCGTCTGTCTTCACGGACGGACCACAAATCACATCCATGTCTTCGACTTTGGTGAATCGCATTGACTCCTGGGAGTAACTGAACCCGACACGATGGCGGACTGCCTGATGCGTGAATGCACGAGACACTCCATCCACCTGAAACACGAGTGTAATCCACTCGAACACACCATTGAGCGCAGTCTTCTGCATCTCAGCGAAAATCTCGTCTGCCTCGGCATCGGAGATATCGTCGAGCGAATGACGCATATCGCCTCGCATGTTCAAGACTCCTGCAGCGATCACCTTCTTTGGCTGTGAAGTGGCGGATATGCAACTTACTTTTACCATTTCTCATCCCTTCTGATAAGCTCCTGGAGAGCACACTTACCCTCCAGGAGCATTCCGTTAACTACGAATTCCAACGCTTGACGATTCCGTCAGTCACATTGTCTGCAATCTGACCGTGACCCTTAGCGTTGGGGTGAGTCTTCTTGTACTCGACAATCGCCTCGGTGCATTCCTTGTGAAATCCAAGGTACGGCATGTCAGACTCAGAATCGTCGGGTGTTTGAGACTCACGATAGAGAACCAGCTCGTCTCCATCGTAGTAACTAAAAACATATCGGCTCATTTTTCACCTCCTGTCGTGTCGTCAGGAGATATTATGCGCCATGATCTGGCTATTTTTCACCAGAATTTTCAATTTGTGGAATATTTTCGCCACCGAGCTAAGAAGGCAGGTCATTCTGGTCATTATCGTCTGGCACTGAATGGGCAATGAGCTGACCGTCTTCAGTCTGATAGGCGAACTCAGTCATAATCCTACCACCGCATGAAGCACACAGAGACAACATTGGTGCAGGACGAGATATAGACACAGGAGTGCTGAGTCCGTTCTTGAGCACTCGCAGCTTCTGGCAACCAGATACTGAATACTTCAGAACGCCAGCACCTTCAGTGAGATCAGCCCCACAGTGAGGACACTCAAGGGGATACACGTTCCTCCGAACGCTATTGATATCATTCATCGTTTTCTCCTCCCACGACGATCAGCTTCTTAGCGAAAAGCGTATCGTCGTTACCGCTGTTTTTGCTTGCTCTACAGAAGAACGAATTTCCGCTCTTCAGCTGATTGCCGTACTCTTCGAGGATGTCTCCTCCGATGTAAACACCGATCACGCCTGTCGAATCGTTGAGCTGAATGACAGCAGACTTCTTACCGTCGTGATTCTTCTTCTTGACAGACGTGATTACACCGCGCACATAAACGGATCCTGACTTACCTTGCAGCGAATCAATATTCGTCCACGGGATTTCCTTGTATCCCGCAATGTTATCGAGGTGAGCCAGAGCCTGATGGTTAACAGGAAGCGGATACCGATTGCGCCACGTCAGATAGTCTTCATCCCATGGGCGATTAGCTGCTCCCAGCAGTCCCAACACCTGAATGGATTCCTGCACACGCTTGTTCACAACACGACGAGTCACGCGATTATACAGATCATCGAAGTCTGCATACGGTCTGTGTTCAAGGATATCGTCTACGGCTTTGTCACCCATGCCCTTGATATGCGTTAGACCGAGCTTAATGGCTTTTACGCCACGTTTGTTCGTGACAATACGGCTTTCACGTCCACTATGATTGATGTCTGGCAAAAACACTTTTACACCATGCTGGATGGCATCTGTAAGTGCAGAACGGAACTTGTCGTCCTCATGCTCGCAGTTCATCAGAGCGCAGTACCACTCGACTGGGTGATAATGCTTGAGCCACATGCACCAGTAGCCAATCTGAGTGTACTGGAATGCATGAGACTTGTTGAATGCATATGAACCAAAGTGCACCATCTCTTGGAACAGATTACGAGCATCGTACTCGCTCATGCCATGGGAAGTGGCACCTTCAAGGAATGCAGGGAGCTCCTTGTTGAACACAGCGACGCCTGGTTGACGCTTAATCATCTCACGCATTCGGTCTACGCCATGAGGATCATAGTTGCCCAGCTGTCCGAAGATGAGCATAATCTGCTCCTGATAAACGAGGACTCCTTCAGTGTCCTTCGTGATTTCGTCATAGATGGGATGAAGAGACGGCACCTCTTCACGACCAGCTCGACGGTCAACGTACTTCTGGAACAAACCAGAACGCATTGCTCCTGGACGGTACAATGCGTTGACAGCCACGAGGTCATCGAACGAATCGACAGGAATTTCCTTGAGCAGTCCAGTCATCCCCTGAGAGTTGAACTGAAATACGCCATTAGTCTTTCCCTCGTGGAAGTCTGCCAGGATTGCAGGATCTGCGTAGTCAAGAGCCAGCAGATCATCACGAGTTATGCCACTCAAGTCGCAGGTCTCTCGAATGATGCTAAGTGTCTTGATGCCGAGGATGTCGAGCTTCAAGAATCCCATAGCCATACACTCATGGCCATCGAATACCGAGCACTTAACACCATTGCGAACGTCAAGTGGCATGGCATCTGTGAGCGGGAACGGACTGACCAGAACACCGCTAGCATGCACACCGCGCTGTCGCTTACGATTCAGCAGAAGCTTGCATGCAGGCTCAAAGTCTGGATACTTAGAGCACAGCTGCTTGCCAGGAATCGTGTTCTCAAGAATGTCGGTAACAATAGCGAGAGACGATGCGAGCTTCTGGCTTCCCTTGTCTCCTGGAGTGACGAGGGAAGACGCCTTGTTCACTTCTGCACGAGGAATATCCATGCATCGTGCAAGGTCTTGCATCACCATCTTCTCCCCGAGATTGCCGTACATCCCCATCGAGGCGACGTTCGCTTCACCATACTTTTCGATGAGATAATCCTTGATTTCCTGTCGACGCGAATCCTCGAAGTCCAAGTCGATGTCTGGCGGCTCCTCACGTCCTGGTGCGAGGAATCGCTCGAACATAAGGTCGTGAGCGACTGGGTCAGGGTCTGTAATTCGGAGAGCAGCGCAGACAAGGCTTCCACCAGCTGATCCACGACCTGGACCATAGAAGATGCCACTTCTTCGAACGAATTCAAGCATGTCGTCAATGAGGAGAAAGTATCGGACGAATCCCTGCTCATGAATGTAGTTGAGCTCGTATTCGAGCCGTTCGATATATCTTGAGTCATCGCGCTTCCCGTCCCACTTTGGCTGAGCCATTCCAGCATACGTAAGCTCACGCAGTTTCTCATATTCCTCGTCATCAGACAGACCAGGATACGGCTGAGGGGTGAGCGACTTCCACTGTGGCATCTGGATGTCAACCATATCGCATACCTGCACCGTGCCGTCAAGCGCACGACCAATGTCCATCTGTGTGAGATATGGATGATTCGCTAGAAGCAGACCACCCATCTCGTTGCGAGTCATAGGGTGGAAGCAGTTGTCATCGAATTCCCACACCTTACCTTTTGAACCAGTACCGAGGTAATACTTGTGGTACTGCTGCCAGTCTCGGAGGTAATGCGAGTCTGGAGTGGCGACCAGAGGCAGTCCAAGCGTATTCGCGACTCTGATGGCAGTCATGTTGATAGGAGTCTGCTTGTCAATTTTCGTCGGCATGATCTCCATGAAGAAGCGACCGTCGAAAATCTCTGCCATCTGCATACCAAGCTTGAGAGGGTCTTTCGACTTCCCGAACATCGTGTCCATGCAACCAGACAAGCAGATGACGTCCTCGCTGCACTCCTTAAGCCAGCTGGGCTGAATACGAGGACGATTGTAGAAGCCGTCCGTCCAACCCTTGGTAGACAATCTGAAAAGGTTCTGGCAACCCTTCCAGCTCTTTGCAAGCAGTGTTACATGGCTTCTGCGCTCTCCCTTGACGTGTTTGCTTGCATCGGGGACAATGTAAGCCTCGATGCCAACAATACCCTTAATTCCAGCCTTAGAAGCCGCCTTAAGCAGAGCATATCCAGATCCCATAGCGCCGTGATCCGTGATTGCGATTCCAGGCTGACCGTGCTCGACGACCCAATTGACATAATCGTCCACACGAGGCATGCCGTCTAGCAGAGAGAACTCACTGTGACAGTGGAGGTTCACGAAATCGTCTTTCATAACAGGTTCATCTCCTTCAAGTCTTTCACGATAGCCTTACAAATATTGCTTGCAGACGTCTTACTCTGATGAAGCGTCAACACGGGAACGCCAGCATGAGCAAAGCACTCAGACGCTGCGAGCATACGGTGCTTCTGGTAGACAAGATCGTCGTATTTCCAACCGACCTTACGCACATCTGGGTCTCGCTCCATGCAAGTGTCGACGTCTGTGTCCAGCATTACGATGACAGGCTTGACTTCCTTAATAACCTGTGCAAGGTACTCAAGGTTTGGATCTGCACGCTGTTGATAAGCCCAGCAGGAAAGCGTAGTCCTGTCGAGGATTGCGTCTGTTCCAGCTAGGTCGAGAGCCTGAATCGCTACCGCTGCGACCTTCCACGAATCTCGATCAAAATTCGGAGTTGAGTAATGAAAATTCCCGTGATAATACTCGTACGGCTCAAGCATATCCTTGTTCAAATCGAGGACGGGAAAACCCAGCTCCTCGCTCAGACGAGCTGCGAGCGTAGACTTGCCTGCGCCATCAATACCTTCGATAGAGATAATCATCGTTCATCCTTCCACGGTTCATTCATTCCAATAAAGTGACATGCTGCATCATACAAAGTACGAAAACGATGCACAAACGGTGCGCCAGTCCTGTTGTACGGACGATCGACAATGTAGCATTGAACAGTCTGTTTACCTGCGAATTTGACCAGATTCTTAGGATCGTCGTCGAATATCGCCAGCACGTCATCCACACTGTAATGATCGTGAACGTAGTCGAACTTCTCCTTCGTAAACACGAGTTCACTGTACTGCAGGTCATGCTGCTTAAGCCAGTATTCTGTGTCTTCACGAATATTGTCGTACTTGTCAGCAGGACGACTGGAGATAATGACCACATCATACCACTGGGACAAACGCCTCAATGCGCCATGTGTGCCTGGAATCATGGTCATGTTGCGCTTATGACCTTCCACGCGCCACCGACGCTTAAGCTCAGTGTAGTCTGCATCATCAAGACACAGAATCTCGTTCAGATGAAGCGATGTCAGGTCGTTCGGAGACGGACTGAGCTGACCGTTGGTAGCCCATCGCAGGAAGTCTCCTCCGTAGTCTGCCATCACATTGTCAAGGTCAACAAAGACCTTCTTTCGGTTCTGATTCTTCACAGATGGTGCCCCCAATCCGCTTATGTAGCCGTACTCATCGATCAGTCCTCTGTACCAATCGATGAAGTGATGAACGTCTTTACCGTGACCGATGTAAATGGACGTTCTTGGAAATTCGTCCATGATGACCAGAAAGCCATGGTCGCCTTCAGAGTCAGGCTTCGACATTTTCAGCGAATAGCCTTTGTAGCAATCTACAATCGCGTATCCGTTCATCACTTTCCCAAACCCATCTTCTCAAGACGAGACATCGTATCATAGTATGCCATGTGGGCCATGTATGTCGAGTCCCATTTGCCGTATCTTCCAAGGAGAAGAACGTTCTGCTGGTGGTTGTAAAACTTTGCCTTACCGTCTACCTTAATGACCTTATGAGCACCTTCAACAGGTCGAATATACTCTGTCTGCTCGACTCCATCGACCCTGCTGTAGCGTGTCCAAGGGGCATCGATATCAACATTGTAGACAATGATGTTGTCTGGAGTGGAAGCCCAGCTATCGTGATTCGGATACGGACTGCAGTCAGACACATACATCTCACGATACGAGCACTGAGACTTCGAGTGAGGATAAATTTTGTTCAGAGGTGCCGTGTTGATGACGAGGTCAAACTTACGAGACAAACCTCGCATGTCGCTAGGCAGCACTTCATACTCTGTGATTCGTAGACCCTGAAGCATGCTCCATGCGTCCATCCAGTTGTATGCCGTGACAGTCTTCACAGAGCGATGGATGGAATTGTTCGTCTGGGAAGCTCCAGTCTTAATAGCATACAGCTCAGCCATAGCCCTCTGGTCTGCCTTGTTCCAACGCATGAACTTGTCGCCATAGCCCACGAATGCAGTCTCGATCTCGATAGGCTTTAACGGGAGTCCGCAATTGTCGTGGAGATAGCGCACGCCATGGCCAGGATTCGGCTTAGTGGCAGACAGAATGGTCGGCATAATGCTTTTGTCCATACAAGCCTTTGCTGCAAGCAGACCAGTCATACCTGCACCGATGATTGCCACACTCATTGATTCCTCATTTCTTCCAACAATTTAATGAACATCGGTGTCTTTCGAAGCGTACCACGGCTCAGCCTTACAAGGCGATGGCTCGAGAGATATCTGGTGATATTCGCCGAATCCTCTCTCGTCATGCCACAGAAGTCTTCGATATCCTGCCTCTTGAACTCGTCGTACGATGACAAGAACTGGAACACAAGAGGCTCATCTTCCAGCCACTTAATCACGTCATCTCGAGAAGCTCCAAGCGGTTCGTTCTCCTTGGCACGAGCATCGCTGAACTGCTTGTATCGGAACGAGGACTTCTTGTAACACTCGTCAACAAACTGTGCAGCAGCTTCGACATGCTCCTTCTTCACGAGCAGTCGATTTCCGTCATCCGTTGAGAACAAACGAGCTGCCCATGCTGCTGCCATACGAGCCAGCTTAACACGGAAATCTGCGCTCTCGACGAGAGGAATCTCTGAAGTGTACCCCTCGCCCATCTTAACAGACAACTCGTAAATAAGCTTGCGAGCCTGCTTGGAGAACAAAACGTCTTCAGGTCGACGAGACCATACCCACATAATCAGATTGTGGCACAACTCACTCGTGTACACATGCGGTACTTCTTCAGTGGTGTTGCTGTTGATCACCTTTGAATCAACATCCTCACTTGCAGAAGAAACGACCAGATCAAAGCGGGAAATGTCCTCAGCCTTACCAATTAGCTGAGGTATAAACTCGACAGGATATGTCCTGCTGGAAACGTTATCTCCGTACCTAGGGTTGGAAATCCAAATAAGGCGTGTACGTGCAAGCGCACGCTCAGTCTGGATTTTCGTGATCTCTGCGACGCCACTGGAACGAATGCCAGACATGTTCGCAATCTCGTCCTGAGTGAGACCGGACGCCTCATCGATAACGACCAGTCGACGATCGTTCAGAGGAATCTTTCCCCATGTGATTTGCCATCGCTTGTTGACTTGTTGCAGACCACCGACAAGACCTGCATACGAGGATGCCTCGCCAGTGACGAACTCTCCGAGCCTGTAGTGTCGCATGAGCTGCTGGACAGTTTCAGTCTTTCCCGTACGAGTGTCCCCGAACAGGAGGACCTCAAGCCATCCTCGCTTCAAAGGCTTACCGTCGAAGTCAAAGCGCAGCAAAGAATGGTATGCCAAATCGACAGCTATATGGACATCGTTCCTGCCATAAATCGACGTCACATTCGTAGACAAATCACGAACGATTTCGTCCATTTTCTGACGGACTGTCTGACCTTCTGCAGGCTGGAAGACGCTGAGCTCGTTTTTCAGATTGTCAGACATCTCGAACGAGCTGATATCATCCTCACTCCATTCCTTGTCGTAGAACAGATGGGTGGCATGCTGCGTGGAAGAGTCTGACACGGTTATACCTGTGAACACGTAGCTTTTACCAGCCTGAATACCATGATCCACAATGCTGACATGGCGAGTCACATAGCTCTGGTTCTCATCGTTCCAATTAAGCTCAGGAATGAGAACGAGGTCTTCGATGTTTACATTGTCAATAACGTCCATATCTACGGTGCAATCACCGAGCGCACCTGCAAACTCTTTCATTTTCGTACGCTGAACAGAATCACTCAGACCTCGAAGCTTCATGAGATTCGGAGAGTCTTTCGGAATATTCACTTCTAGTGTGCCGCCTGCTATGCCGATAGGACAAACGGTGCACTTCTTCTTGTTCGCTGAGGCACAGCGGACTACGTATCTGTCTGGAACGATATACGGCTCAAGATCTTTGCCAGCAACAACTGCTGCAGTGCGAATACGCTTACCAGCATACTTTGCAAGGGAAGCCTCATGAAGAGGGACATCGTATATTTCGTTGTCGTCCTCGTCACGAAGAGTGTTGCGAGGAACTGTTTTATCGATAAGGTGCTGGAAGTCATCGCGAGTTGCACCATAGCCGATCACCCAGTCCGTCACATCTCCGTTAGACGGTTCAGAGATAGGTAGGTTCAATATACGAACGGATGAAGCGATATGCTCAAGGTTGTTCGCCACATTGACCATGCCGTTCTGACCAGCCTTGTCAATGTCGTAGCAAATGTTCACCTCACGACTGTGGAACAATTGATTCCACTCAGGCTTCCAGTTACCAGCACCACTGGTGGACGTGACCGCATTGAAGCCTAGCTGATGCATGAGGATGCAGTCCATCTCACCTTCACACAGGAAGATTGGGTCATCGCTCCACAGCGATGGGTCTGGGAAAAGAGTAACGCCACCACGACCACGCTCCCAGCTAATCACCTTAGAGGAATCACGCTTAGCCCAGTCGTACTGACGGATGTTGTAGCAACCTTCTTCGTTGAACAGCGGGATAGTAATTCTACCATTGTGGTAACCGAGTCTAAACTGACGGATAGTGTCGTCAGTGAATCCACGCTTGTTGTGAAGAAAATCTAGCACAGCCGAATTGCACCAGAGATTGTCTACCAAACCATCAATCACGATATCGGAGATTGGAGGGAGCTTCTTTTTGGGTCGCTTTGTGATTAGTTTGGGCTTTTTAGGCGATTCATCGCCGACTAGCTCAATTTCTACATCACCAACGAAACCGTGGTCGCTAAGCCACTTACAAGCTCCCTTAAAATCTGTGTCTTCATAAAGCTGAACGAATGTGTAGATGTCTCCCTTGAGACCACATCCGAAACAAGTCCACAGACCAGTGTTAAGATTGATAGACATCGACTCGACGCTGTCGTTATGCCAAGGACACCTGACAGCAACTTCACCGCTGCTGTCAGGTGTCAGCTGTTGCCCAAATACGTATTCAAAGTAGTCCTTGATGGACATATTCCGGGCAGACATTTCACATCCTATTCGAAGTCAAAATCATCATCGTCGTCATCGTCTGCGACATCGGTCACAGGCAGAGGCTCCTCCTTGGGAGCTGGAGTGGGAGTCTCGTCGAACGGAGGCTGCTCCTCGTCCTCTTCCTTCGCGTTCTTAGGAGCATTATCAGCCTTCTTAGCCGACTTCTTAGGAGTAGGCTTAGAAGTGGGCTTCGAAGCATCAGGCACCTGAATCTTCGGCTTAGAGACACCATTCGTAGGAGCGAAACCCTTGATGACATTGCGCATCTGGTCGGTAGTGCCGTCTCGATCGTTCGCGTACTCATCAGGCTCGAGACCGACAGTCAGGATGAGCTCCTTGCCGAGCAGGTCATTCGGATTCAGCTGGAGACGACCCTTAGGCACGTCAATGCCGCATGCCTTGAGCACCTGAACGAGACGCCACTTGGCATTGTCGCTGAGGGAAGTGTTGTCCCACAGACGACGACCAGCAAACGGCTCACCTTCACAAATCTGGAAGCACCACTTCAGATAAGGCTTACCAGAATTCTTGCCGACCTCACGAGAAATCTCGAACACGGTAGCACGATAGCGACCAGAGTCAATCGGGTTGAAACCAGAACCCTCGTCCTCGTTACCAGTGAACTCACCCAAATCAAGCAAATCGACAGCCATTGCTTACTCCTCTCCGAAAATCATATTGTAAACCTCAGGGAACGTGGGATTGTCGATGACAGTACCGAGCATGCCAGAGCGATCTTTGGCGTAGTAGGCTCCGACAGGCTGAACCAGCATACGACGCATAGGCTCAACGCCATCCTCGGTCTCGACATTGTCGACGTAAAGATATCCGACGATATCGACGTACCCACATACGTCTGCTGCGAGCTTAGAGCTCATCTTTGGCATGGTCTTAACGGCACCAGTGACCTCGTTCTTCTCATCCATGGCGAGTGCCGTGAGAATGACGTTCATGTCAAGGTCACGAGCCATGCGAATGAAGCGACGCATGCGCTCAGTGTTATATCCCCAGTCTCCAACGGTGAGACCATCACCGTAGGGACGCTTCACCTCAGGATGGCTCTCGACGATATAGTCCATAAGCTTCTTCTGGAGCTCAGTGACAGAATCGATTACGAGCGTATTTGCCTTACCGCCACCCTTCTCGTGGAGAGTGCGGACGAAGTCCTCAATCTCATCAAAGGTCTCGAACTTCTTCTTGACTACCTTCTTGGACTTGATGCGCGACTGGATAGAAAGGGAACCTCCCTCAACGTCCACGAAAATAGTCTTGTCGCCAGAGCAGCTGAACACGGTCTTACCGACGCCAGGGTCACCGTAAACGAGCATCTTAATGGTGTCCTTAGCCATTCTTAATCACCTTCTCAATCTTGTTGTCAGGGTTCTTGTTGGACTCCGACTCCTGCTTCACGTGGAAGCCTTCAACGCCTGCGAGCTCATGGAGGTCAGCCTCGTTCATGCGACCCTCCATCTCAGCAATGCAAATCGGACGGTACTCGCAGTCCCAAGAGCAATCTCGAGTGGGATTGCAATAGAAGCCATAACGATCTGCATGCTTCATAGCCATGTACTGGTTGTACAGCTGGCGACCGCACTCTTCAATCTCACGGTCGTTGCGATAGACGGCCTCGCGATAGTGGTACGGAGCCTTAGTACGAGCAGAATACGGATCGCACTTCCTGAGTATGTTGTAGTACACACCGCACACATCATAACCCATCTGACGGAGAGCCCAGATGTACTGGGTCACCTGGGTATCGGTAATGAGGTGCTTAGTGTCTAGCGTCTTTGCCGTCTTGTGCTCAAGAATGTACAGACGACCCTCACGCTCGACGATTGCGTCGACATATCCGATGAACGTGCACCAGCTGAACTTACCCTTAGGATTCGGGACACGAACCTCGACCTTCAGCTCACTGGCGACTGGAGTGAAATCGTCATTAGGAGCGACCTCTTCGAAGTAGTACTTGAGCATCTGACGACCCATGAACGAATCCTTGTCAAATCGATCAAAATCACCACCTGCAGAGAGAACCTCCGTAGCTGCCTCAGCGACCTTGTTGTCGTACATGGCCATAGCCATAGAAGCACGGACGTTAACGTCCTTGTCGTTGTTCTCGAGAGAGTAGAACTCTGCGAGGGACTCGTGGACAAGCGAGCCCAGCATCAGTGCGGGAGCCTTGTCGTTCGCGGTCAACTGGTCGACGTAACGGTACTCGTACTTACGAGGACAACGCCTGAAGCAAGCGAGACGACTGTTGCTTACGGTAATCACTGATTTTACCTCCTTCTTCTCAAATTAAGGTGAGCAATACAATTGGGTTATATAACCCTCCAATTAGATATTAAGTTTTATTCATAATCACCTCTCCCTGTCTGTCGTCATTGTTCCGATATTATCCTCCATTTTCAGAGGAAAATATGCAGAAATTTAAAAATTTATTTATTCGTAGCAAGAACTGCGCTTTTGATGTTCGAGATGACGGTATCCACGGTTGCTTCCTTGTCGTTGATGTAGGCTTCAATGGTCTCGTCAACGGTGTCTGCAGTGATGAGCTTATAGATGTCTGCGCCATGGATATCATTCATGCGAGCGTAGATTCTGTCCTCAGCCTGAGCATTGTCGTCAGGCGTCCATGCTCGGTCTGTGAAAATCATCTTGCTTGCAGCTGTGAGTGTCAATCCCGTTCCAGCTGCACCGATGGTGGCAATGAACACCTTCACTTTTGGATTGTTCTGGAACAGCTTCACTGCCAACTCACGTTGCTGCTTCGGAGTGTCGCCTGTGTATGTGACGCATCCGTATTTGCGGAGTGTGCGCTCAACGGATGCTACGACCCTAGCCCAGTTGCTGAAAATGACGACTTTCTCGTCTTGTTCAACGCATATCTCCTGGACCATAGCTTCAAGTGTTTGGATCTTTCCGCTTGGTATGATCGTGGAAAATGCGGTCTCTGTCAAGCAATTTGCATCTGTGGCAATCTGCCTGAGACGCATAAGTCTACTGACTTCAGCAGGAGCGGTTACGAATACATTGTTCTCAACCTCAGCCACATACTCATTAAGCATCTGGGTATAGATTTTGGACTGCTTGTCGCTCATGCCACACTTTATGGTGTGGATGCGCTTAGGAGGTAAGTCGTGGATAACGTCGCATTTCCGTCTGCGGATCATATATTGACTGAGCTCACGAGACAGTAGGTCGAGGTTCTGGTAGCCAGACGCCTTCTTGCCAAAGTAAGTCTGTTCGTAGATGACGTACGTAGGTATCCAACGCCAGAACGAGCTGTACTTCTTCTTGTCGATGAAGTGTAGCAATGCCCACACGTCTGCAGGATTCTCTCGCATAGGGGTGCCTGTCAACAGATATAGCTCACGACTGCGATATGACAGCTTGTTGACTATGCCATAGTTCGTAGCATTGCCAGCCTTGGTACGAGCCTTGTGAGACTTGCACCTGTGCGCCTCGTCAACGATTAGAACGTCCCATTTGCGGTCACACAGAACCTTGGCATTGCGCTCAAGCCGAGCTGCCTCGTAGTGGATGATGGTCCAACGGGACGTTCCAATCACTTGTTTTCCATCGTATACTTCGATGTCCTGACCTTGTCCCAGTAGGTCACAGATCTCAGCTCTCCAGTTGTTCTGAAGCCCATTCAGTGTGATTATCAAGATGTGTTGGTTAGTCTTCTGAGCTGCAGCGGCTATTGCCTGTATGGTTTTCCCCAGACCCATGTCGTCTGCGAGGATGCCTCGCTTGAGTTTACGGAGACCTTTAGCTCCAGATTTTTGATACGGGAGGAGTGTCTTCCCCATGCTAGGCCTCCTTTACCCAGACAGTATACATCGTGGTTCCACCTGAGAAGAAGTCATTGATGTCCTCAGAAAGCTCAATGGTATCGACTGTATTGGTGTGAACTTGATTCGACACGACTGTGGCTTCGATCGACGAACCGTGCTTAGCGTCAATTCCACACCAGATTGAGACCTTCGTACCGATAGGGAACTCGTCTGTGGCGCATGTGTTCTGCTCGGTGAGGGATGCATGGTAGAATCCGTTCATTTTTGAGTACCCGTCTGGTGCAGCTGGGGTATCGTAAACGGTTTCGGCTCTGCTTATCAGTTGAGTTTTGTACGTGTCTGACTGCTGATGCGGGAACATTTGATTCCAAACCAACATTACGAGAATCGTTGCTACGATTGTCATGCAGATTTTCTTAAGAGTGTTTTTCATGGTGAATCCTTACTGAGGAATAACTGACCCAGTACTGAGGAAGTACTGGGTCAGTAAGATGGGCTAGTTCAGATTGAGCATGAAGTCTGCAGTCTTCGAGACACGGTTCTTGAACTCGACAACGTAGGTGACCTTGCCAGTGTACTTGTTGTTCTTACGGACAATACGCTTAATGTCCTCGACCTTGGTACGCTTGTAGCCACGGTGAGCGCGGACTTTCTCGATGACCTTCTCTGGAGCGATGGCGCTCTTGGTGTCGTCGTCCATGCTGTTGATATAACGAGCGCGGATGAGCCTCTGTGCAGCCTCAAAAGCCTCAGTATCATCGGTGTAGACGTAGCCGTTGCGGTTCCTCATGCGATACCAAACGTGGGACTCAACAACCTCGCCATCCTTGTTCCAGAGAGACGCAAAACTGTCGTCAGCAAAGTTCTGCTCGTATTTACGAACCTCAAGAATCTCGGCATCATCAAAGCCATTGTATCCGGAATCATGGAAAACGCGAACACGGTAGGTGATGCCGTCCTTGGTGAGGTCTGCCTTGAAATCGTCACCCTGAGAACCTGCCATTGTGCCGAAGTTGAAGACGAAACCGTTCGCGATGAGCTCGTTGACCTTGGCAGTGGCGATAGCGGCGATGTCGTTCATGTTCTTGACGTTCTTCATTGTTGACTCCCTGTCGTAGTTGTTGAACTTCCTGACAACGTTATTATCGCTCAAGATTGTTCAACTTCTATCGAGAATCTGAAAAATATTGAAAATATTTTTACATGAGATCGTCCCACCCATCAAAATTTATGTCTCGCTTGTCTATCTCTTGGAGGATGTTTGGGTCAATATCTATGCCACCAGACTTCTTCTTGTGTGATACGCCTTCGACATCAAACGCCATAGAGATTTTTGATATCTCGCTTTTCACGTACGATTCGAATCCTAAGTCATCATTGAGTTTGTGCTCTGTCAGGAAAAGATCATATGATTCCGATGCAGACAAATCGTCTCTTATGCGATTTGTCCAAGTCGACATGGCTTCTGCTGGTCGGTAGCTTCCGACTTCTTGAATGAATTGGACAGCATACCTTCGGATTTCATCGTCCACTTTCAGCCACGACATTGCAAACATCTTGAGCGTAGCGTCGTCTCCGTCGACATACTTCCATATGCCACAGCCACGACCCTTAATCAAGCGACCTTCACTCACCAGTTTATTGATTATTTGAAGCGCTGTTTGTGGAGTGACATTCGTGAATTTCACAATCCCTGTGACAGACACAGTATCTGCATAAGCAGAGAGGTACCCTTCAAGCATAGGGTACTCTGTCTTCAAGGCTTCGAAAGTATTTCCAGACAATTCCTCGATGTCTGCGTTCTTCCATCCAGTGCGAGCACAATCAATCATAAACTTGTTAACAGATACTCTATTTTTGTCTGCTGCAGCGGCTATCTTCTTCCAGACGCTGCCGTTTGCTTTGATGGCGATGCTGTACCTACCATTTTCCTTCATCTCGTTGATTTTCATATTGACCCTTTCTGTCGAAATCATACGACGTTCACATTATCGCTCTGTTTTCATGCAATCGTATTGAGAATCACGTATTTTCTTCTAAGGAGAGAGATATTCTCTCTCTCTCTCTAGGTTGACGTCAATCAATTTTTCAAAAGGTGAAAACTGATTGAGTGCTTCCAACCGCCCACGTGATTTTCTATAATGAATCATACCTAAGAGAGCACTAGATTCGAAGGAGGAGAGAGAGAAAGAGAATATCTCTCTCCTCAGACAAAAATACGTGATTCGGAATGGAAAAAGAAAACCTCTCAGGCACGGCAAACACCCGAGAGGTACACAACCGCATATGCGGGATGTGCGTCTATTCTAGTACGAATTGAACAGCTTCAATCGCCTTCGAGATGCCGACGGTGCCAGCAGTGTACTCGTGGTTGACCCAATCTGTCCAACCGTAGCCTGCAACGTGGACGCGATACTTGAGATTCTTACCAGTCGTATTCGAGATCACATTGACTTCAAGAGCTTCAGCACGGAGAGATTCACCGATAGTGCCGATGATCGGGTCATTTGTGGAACTTCCTTCTCCGCTTGAAGTCCCCTTCTTAATGCCAGACCATGTCTGCCAGCCCTTGTTCTGAATGTGAAATTTGACGCTGAGCTCCAATCCTTCTGGAGGAGTGATTTTGATCGCTTCAAGTTGCTTGCCCTTGCCAGTTGTGCCAGCGGTCTGACCGTCTCGCACAGAGTCTAGCCATCCATAATATGCAACATGTGCGCGATATGCAAAACCTGAATCATTAACGGGATTACCAGCATTCTGAGGATTCTTGTCCTTGCCTGAATCGTCGCTAGTCGCGCCTGTCATGACATCGTACCAATGCTGTGCTCGTTCCATATAGCGATCGTGGTAGCTCGTGCCTTCCTTAAGTGGTCCAGGACAACTGGTAGCTATAAAATAGCAATGCGGGAACACGTTCTTCAGCCACTCTGGACGTCCTAGCTTGTAGTACTTGCAAATTGCAGCACACAAATGTGCACCATTCTCGATGCAAGCGTCTGTCATCGTGTTGCCTTGGTTCGCATGCTCGATACCGATGCTCTTTCGATTTGCAATACCGTTGCCAGCATGCCACGCCATATCCCCGTCCCACACCAGTTGCCCAATGCGCCCAGAGGACTCCACCTGATAGTGCGCAGACGCTTCACGAGTTTGCCAGACGTTGTAACATCCCTCCACAGTGAGGTCGCCAGCATTGTAGTGAATCACTACGAATTCAATGCCGTATCCTCCACGTCCACGAGTGAAGTGTTTCGTAAGAATTTTATTTACGTCTGCATTGAGATTTTCAAAATCCATTACTCGTTCACCTCACCAGAACACTTGATGTTCCCCTTGAGATAGTCTCGTGCGAGAGCGGACTCGCTATCAGACGTACCACTGGTGGTCGGATCGGTAATGCAAGCCCACAGGCTCACAATCATGGAGACCACCACAACGGGATTCTGTAGCCCAGAGATAATGGTCTCACCGAGCTTGACCCAACTGGTCATATCCTCCCACTGGGCACCAACGCCCACAATAAGCGGGAGCACGATAGCGCAGACCACCTGTGCCCAGAAGACTGGGTTCTTCAATCGCACTCCCCAGTTGATGTTCAACATTCTTTCTCCTAACAGATCTTTTCTTTTATTTCGTCGATACGTTTCCATATCGTAGATCGATCCTCTTCCAACTTTATGAGTCGTCGCTCATGGTCAGACATCATACTCTTTGTTTGACGCAATTCAGCCTTGATGTCGGCGACGTCGCTACGCATTTCCTTGAGATTCTCATCAATGCGAACAATGCGTTCGCGTTCGTCGCCGACACTTTTGGTTTTGCCTGAAAAAATGGCGTACAAGACTCCTGCAAATGAGGCTATTCCAAAAAGCAGATAGAATGCGTCGCGTAGCGGGATGTTAAAATCTAGCACGCCATCTCCCATTCGATCTACTTGTACGAGTCGACAAGCACCTTGACCTCAGCCATGCAGTCTAGGGTCTTGGTACGCTGCCAATCGTAGAATTCCTGCAGTTCTGGTGACAGATCTCCGTACTCAGAACGATAATTCGTCATGACGCGAGTCATCTGGTTGTAGAGCTTTTGGTAGTGGTCAAGCTCAGTGCGAGCCAAAGACACATAAACGTTTGCCAGCTCTTTGTCCTCGTCTTTCAAGTGAAGTGCACACTGGGCATATTCACGAGCACCGTTAAGCTCATCATCCATTTGTTCGAGCAGCATAGAAATGTGCCTCATCCTAAGCCACCTTCACAACGATAACGTTTGCCACTCGGACAGACGTAGCATTCGCGCTCTTGAAGTTAAGCGTAGCCGTAGGGGCATTCTTAGGGACGGTTACAATGGCGTGGAACGCCTGGGAGACGTTATCTCCCACAGCCGCTACCGTATCAAGGGCATGCGCACCAGGAACGGCATTACCGTTGCGGAACATCTGCGTCTCCTGGACGCCAGCGACCGTAGCGGCGTACGTGAAGTTCGCTAGAACCTCGTATACACCACAGCGATTGATAGTGATATTGCTTCCATCACAGCTGATGCAGTTGTTGGAGACAGTCGCCGTTGGGAGCGGCACGTTACCATTCGCAGAAACGGAAGCTGGAGTGGAGCTGTCGTAGACAAAACGTCCAATAGTCTTAACACCCATTGTGGGCTCCTTTCACGCCTGGAGGCGAGGACTTGCGCCCTCGCCTACCAAGACTACCGAAGATAGACGGCAATAGCTTAGAACGTGGTTCCGCATCCGCATCCGCACGCATTAGCGTTGAAGTACGGATTGTACCCAGCGGTAAACGTGGTGGAGTTCGGATAACGGACAACGCCACAGAGAGCAGACTGAAGCTGCAGTTGGTTCACCTGACCCTGGAGAGCTTCAATCTTGTCCTTCTGGATAGCATCGAGCACTTTCTGGACAGCAGCAGTCGTGTTCGCATTGATAGATGCAGTGTTCTGAGCTGCATTGTAGTTCACACCATCGATGGCACGCTGAGTCTCGCAGCAACAAGTAGCAAGCTGCTGAGAGGCGGCTGCAGCATTGTTAGATGCCTGCAGCTGAAGGTTCGCCTGACCGAGTGCGACCTCCTTGCCGAGCTGACTAATGTTGCCCTGCAACTCGTAGCCGAGGTTGCAGATGCCGTTGCCGAGCTGCATGGTCTGCTGGGTGTTCTGATCAGACAGACGACCAACAGCATTCTCAAGGTTGTTGAAGTTCATGGCATTGCACAGACCTGCCTCAGTGACAGGCTCGCCATTCGCACCACCACCTCGATTCCAGCCAGCGCCGAACATGAACAGGAACAGCACGATAATCCACCATGCACCGTTGCCGCCCCAGCCATCGCCGTCATCGTTGCCACGAGTGACAGCGGCGATGTCAGACAAGCTCATGTTTTCCATTTTGTTCTCCTTTTGTAGAACCTTACTATGTCCATTCTCTGCGCAGAATGAATGGCTTACTTAATGCCAAGAACCTTGGCGATTTCAGATGCTTGTTGCTTAACAGCATCAAACTCCTGCTGAGTTATTCCTCGTTCCTTGATAAGCTGCTCCACTTGAGCCTTGGCTTGCTCGGGAGAGGTCGTCTTGATAAACTCCATTAAGTGGGACATTTGAGATAGAGGGGATTGCTGCTGGGTCGACCCTAGGCTGGGTTTGAGCGGGTTGCTGGAATTGCCCAGCGCGTTGAATAACTGATTCATATTGCTCCTTCAGTTGCGCTGACAGTTGTGTTGAGAATTGTTCGAACTCTTGACGAGTGACGTACTCCTGGGGAGCCTCAGCCTCGACCTTTTTGAATTCAAACTCAGAGACAGTCGACACGCCAGTAATGTCCGTCTCCTTCAAGTAAAATCGGTCTTTTTCCTTGTCCATCAGGAGAGCCTTCGAACCGAGCGGGATAGTGCAGTTCTTAACTTCTTCAATTCCGCTGACGAATCGGACGCCTTGAATTCCTTGCTGACTCTGCTGCATTGGCGGAGTCTGCGGTTGCCAATTCGGAGGCGGAGTTACACCTCCCCAGGGGAACGGATACTGACCCATGCCGTATTGTTCATACATGTCGTTCTCCTCTCTGATACAGTTCAGTATTATTATCCCTCAATTCGCGTCAGAATAATTTTGTTGCTCCTGTGATAATGCATCTCACATTCGCATTTTTTGCGAAAGACATCCAGCTCCATGCTCTGAAGGTGAATGCTTTAGCACTCTTTAAATTGAATAGACCATTAAGCTCAATTGCTCCACCTTCTTCTCCAATACATCCAGACACACTATAAATTAAAGTCATTGACGGCATAGCAGAAGGAAAAGGTACGCTTACTAGGTCTCCAATGTTGAAAAACCCTGCACTTCCTGTCGAACAAACATAATGTTCATTTTCATACATAGCGATGACAAATCCATTCTCGAATTTAATCCATCGCCACCCCCTTTTGTCTGAGTTGCATGAATGACCAAATTCAACACAACTATTGTGGAGCATGTCATAGAAAGTGGTCATTAATACAGCGTCACCATTACTGCCTGCAAGTATTCTATACACGTCAAGAGCGAGGACTCCATCTTCGTATCTATTTGTCTCGTTTTGCAGATATACGCCAGATTTATTTACAGATGACGCGCCTGTACCTGCGACTATACCCATCCATTTTTTACCATGAATGTTGACGCCTGCATTTGCATTATCGGCAGAAGATGCCACAGGTTCAATCCAACCTTTTGTACCGTACAGATACACTCTTGAATCAATGCTGTCTGTGCCGAGGTACACTGTTTTGGAATTAAAAACAATGCTACCGTTTGCTGTCAAAACTGCATCATCGTCTGTCGTGGTTAGGTTCGCTAGATTGTTACCTACGACAGTTCCGCTGCTTCCCCTGAGGCCGACCAACTCACCAAACAATGCCAAAACAGATGAACTGGAAGACGACACTGTGCCTATCTCGCCGAGTCCTCCGCACATACGAATAACGGACGTCTGCGAATTCGAACCGAGACCGATTTCATTCGACTTGAAAAATGCCGTCTCGACTGTGCCTTGACGAATGTGAAAGCCGTTTCCGTCGATTAGGATATTCGGTCCAGTGGTAGCATTATTCGGCTGAGTCGTAACGTGAGCGCCACTGTTGTCTGTCCAGAAGTAGTAATTGATCTTTTCTACTTTGTTTACGGCTTCATTCGCAGTATCGTTCGCCCCATTAATTGCTTGGGCTAGTACGGGTGTGGTGGTCGTGACAGTATTGTTGGTCCACGTCACCTGCGAGCGCGTCCAGATGTATTTCCCCTTAGACCACTTAGGCTGATTCGTACTCCAGGATCCACCACTCTGTGTAGTGCTACTGGTAGACAGATAATACTGCTCTACAACAGCCTTAACGCCTATTCCCGTATCACCTGCAGGACCAGGAACACCCTGCTCACCTTGTGTACCTTGTGGACCTTGTGTACCTTGTGGACCCTGTGCACCTTGTGGACCTTGTGGACCTTGTGCACCCTGAATCAGGCTCCATTTGTAGTCTGAAGCCACAGAGGACTCAGTCGGAACTGTTTTGTTGTATGCGAGACCTATGTACTTCTTGCCAGACGGATTGTCAGACATTCCTCCTCCAGAGGCATTGTCTGCATACTTGATCCATGTGTACAGTGTGGAACCGTCTTCACCTGCAGGACCAGGAACACCCTGCTCACCTTGTGTACCTTGTGGACCTTGTGTACCTTGTGGACCCTGTGCACCTTGTGGACCTTGTGGACCTTGTGGACCGACGATTTTAGACCATTTGTAGTCTGAATAGTTCGAGGATTCAGTCGAGACTGTTTTGTTGTATGCTAGACCTATGTACTTCTTGCCGTCAGGAAGGTCAGACATACCACTGGTGGGAGTATCCGCATACTTGAGCCATGTGTATCGGGGCTGACCATCCGCTCCAGGTTCGCCTTGCAAACCCTGCGGACCAGTTTCACCCTTCATAGAGATCGAATAGCTGACTGTAGATCTGCCATCGGTATAAGTGATGGTCGTTCTTGTCCATAGATACTGACCTGCATCCAAAGATGGCGGTGAAGTCAACCATGATCCTGTGGGCGCTGTTGTTCCAGAATTGGAGGCTTGGTACCTTACTTCGGATCCAGATACTCCGATACCGTTTGATCCGTCTTTACCATCGGCACCAGGAGCACCAGGAGCACCAGGGTCGCCTTTTGCTCCGTCAGCTCCATCCTTACCATTGGCACCTTGTCGGCTTACGGAGTACCCGTAAGACACTGTAGAATCCGTATATGTGAATTGGGTACGAGTCCAGAGATACCAGCCTTCTTGCACACTAGGAATGACTGTAAGCCACTCTCCCGTAGGGACTGCAGTGTTCGATTGCGACGATTGATATTTGACTTCAGTAGAAGCTATCCCTCTTCCAGACGTTCCATCTCTGCCATCTTCGCCGTCCTTACCGTCGACACCGTCTTTTCCAGCCGCACCCTGAATGCAAGTCGGGTCTGAATATGAAGCACCCTCAGAGGTATACGTCACTGTGCGCTGCCACATGTACATACCTTCTTGCCATTCTGGTGCCGTAGTGGACCAACCAGACTCAGGAGGCGTCGTCTGTGACTCTCCGAGAGCATACTCGACGTCAACGGATTTTATGGCTGCTTTTGCGAGCGATTTGGCTTCATTTGCATCTGCCTGTATCAGGTCTCCCCATCCAGCGACTCCAGTGACAATAGGGTCTGTGCCGACAATTGTTACGATCACTCTCTGACCTTCTTGCACCGAGCATGTGCAAGGCAGTTCCACCTCTTGAGATTCACCAGACGTCAAGCCTAGCATATCAACGGTCACCTTGCCGTCTAAAGAGGACGACTTTGCTATGCCGTAGCTGGTTTTAGTATCTGTAGGAGATTTTCGCGATATAGTCCCTTGACCGAAAATGGCCTTACCAAGATCGATGTCATCGTTTTCGATAGACATTATACCTCCTTTAGAGTCATTTTTTGAGTGCCTTGCATGCAGTTTATATCTACACTTTTAAGCAGGACATTCCTATCTCCTCCTGCACCAATATATCTGAAAACGTCTCCGTCTCTAGTCGGGAAATATAAACTGTCGACGCTCCATTCTCTAATAACAGTATCGTTTTGCAAGAGCGTTTTTGCTTTTAATGCTGCCGCCTCAGCCGTATTTGGATTTAGTTCCGACACTTCTTGGAGTTCGACGTAGTTGTATCCCCTCCTGGAAGGGTGAAGAATCGAACCAGAAGGCACCATAGCCCATCCTGAGATTTTCGTGTCTCCGCTTCCAGAAGTCACCAAAACTTCTCCAGGAAGTTCAGACTCGTTCGAAGTCTCTTGAATCTGATTCTGGATAAGCATAGATTTCGGGTCGTTTTCGTCAAGAACTACGCTCGGTGTTTTATGTGAAGGAGACACGTAAGCCCTTATGGTGACATATCCATATCCGTCTACACTGTATCTGCAATTTGCCAAATCGCAGAGCTCTGAAACGGTTGACAATAGATTCTCTCCAATGGTAAACACTTTTGCCGTGGAGAAAATGTAATCTGTATACCCTGTGATCAACTTGTGAGGTCTTGAACAATAGCCCATTAAAAGGGATGCTGAACCAATAGCAGTACTACCCGCTCCACAGGTGAAATCCGTTCTATGAAGATCGACTTTCAGACCGTACAAGTCAGAAGAAAGCGTATATGTTACTTCGCATTCTCCTTGATACCAAATTGGAGATTTGCCCGTGACGAATCCAGTGAACAGGACTTCTTGATAACCCCATTCAGAGACTTCATGAATAATCCTTAACTGAGAGTTCTCAATATACCCGCCATCGCCCAGAGTTTTTACTGTGGCGCCAGAACGTGTCTCTGTGTAATATCCGTAAGTGAGATTAATTTCTTCGATGTCGGTCAAGTATCCTCTGGAAGACTCAAGATTTATTGGGTCCACCATTTCTACTTTCCAGATATCTGTACGGTTAGTGTTTTTCCAGTCAACAGTCATTACCAGGTCACCTCGTTTTGAGTGACTGAAACACTAGAGATATGTTTTTTCCCTACATCGATAGAAATGCTTTTCACAGCCACTTGTGCCCAATAGCCCCTTGGAGACCTGAAAATCGCTTGTTTGCAATGAGCCAATGCATCTATGGCTTCTTGATCTCCATCTGGAGTATCATAAAAATCCACTACGACACCAGATACGTTTACGTCTGCAGATACGGTATTTCCAAAAGTCGTGACCACCCTTTCTCTACCAGTCGTAATATGGTCTGTAGCGTCAGCCTTATACGTCGGAGTAAAATCAGGTCCAGTGTCACCTTCGTTCCACGCAATAGCAGCTCTATTGTCGAAATTCTTTCCCCAATTCCATCTGTAAAGACCAGGCATCTCAAAAATAGGCTCAAATACTTTAGACCAAGTACCCCATGTGTCGCCTTTGTCAATGGAAGCGAAAAGTCTATAGCTAACTCCGAGGGGAGGAATAACGCTATCGATGTTTTCGAACTCGATAAGTCTATCTCCATGACCTCGATGAATGACTAGCCACACCCTAGTCCCTTCAGGAGCAGAGACGTGGACTGTCGCATTTTTGTCGACAGTGACAATCGGTTCGAATGCAATCCCGTGACCTGTGTTGTATTCAACATTCATTTGTTGAGATACAGTTACACTGGCACCGTCTGAAGTGGTATAATCAACGATCACTTGAACATTCTGGCCATCCTCTGGTATGGATTTAAGTTCGCTCATTGGGACTTCCAATGTCACATCGGCATTCATACCATTGAATGTATACGTATCAAGTATCTCATTAATGGTCAACTTTATGTCGTTATTGTCTCTCTTAAGATCTGAAGAGACTCCGATTCTCAGACCATCTGGAGCAAACGACAGATCACTCAAAGACACAGTCGGATTCCAAACTATAGGAAATCTTCCAGATGAAGATCCACCATGTGCAATCACATTAGCTTTGCCCCAGTTCTTAGAGAACCTTCTAACTTCAAATTCAATATCGTACCTGTCGTATCCGTCTAATGACAGTTCTAGGGACAATTCACGTGTTTTTCTAGGAGACTCAGAAGAACTTACGTTAGGTTGCCATATAGCTCCCCAACCATCATTAGAACACGCTTCTGAGACTATATCAAGCCAGTCTGAAGCTGTAAGTGTAGAAGAATCGTGAGATCTGTACCAGATACGGTATCTAAGCTGATAATCGACTCCTGCGCACAACCATGCCATGCGATACTTTACAGTGCCATTCGATTGTATTCCGCTTGACATTGAGCCATTTACGAAAAGACCCAGACCACTTGGGATCGGGAGATCATTGCCGTAAGCCTCTGTTGGAAACAGGTGAAATAGTTGGTCGGCAGAAGAGCTTTTCTCTGTCCTCACGGGTACTGAAATGTCACCTGCATATGCATCTGTTGTATCAAGCACGAGATTCGTGCCAAGCTTTGAACGGACTTTGTAGACTGGAAAGAACAGCCCATTGGCTTTGCCAGTGCCGTAGGGGATTATTAGCCACCTTTGGTTTGAGCCGCTATTCCACTCATGTTGCATTACTTTTTGCCCAGATACAGGTTGAGCTCGGAGTACGTCCATGACTTTTCCGTTGCTTGAATTAGAGATTCTCTGAGTCTCGTCGTCAGAATTCGTACTAATTCCCCACACTCCACGGTTATCGTCAGAAAGTGGCCATGTACGGAGCAATGCGTCCTCTGCATCAGAGGGTACGTCAATGCGAATGGAATCATCTCCAGCGGCATATGCTCTGAATTCGTATGTACCAGTAGGCAAAACATCCGTCTTGACCAAACAGAATCCATGCTTAAATCCTGAATAAGTGGGCGTATGCATAGTGAGCCTCGCAGTGCCGACAGGTCCAGAACCAGATCCTGGAGTCTCAGTGGTGCCGAGCACTTTATCAGTCCATGCAGCAAGACGAAAGTCATACACTGTGTATTGAGAAGAACCGATAGTTTTCTTTTTTCCTGTGTCCACAAGCTCCCACAGTTGAGCCTTCGATCCGTTCGGAGTGAACTGATTCACTTCGTTTCCTTCTGCGACAGAAGTAGCTGCGTTGGTTACATCGAGAGCCATTCCTGTAAGAGGAAACCATATATTCGGTTCAGAGACTTGCACAAACTGTGCATCTGTTTTATTTCTTGAATGCAATACAACAGAGACATAAGACTTATCTTGAGCTCCGTAGCTGTCAACAGCGTAACTCGGATTATCTGCCCAAAGCAGCTCATATGTACCATTATCGACAGACATTACAGATCAGCCTTTCTCTTCAGTTCTAAGAGAAAATCTCGAGTGACATTTCGCATATCATCGTCATCGTTTATTCTCGCATTATTGACATACACGTTTACAGTCTGATTTTGAGTCTGGAAGGCACCTTGATATTCTCCATTCACACCAGCGAATCCTAGAGCACCGAATTGATTGACCTTCAGCTCTGGTGTGACGGGAATAGTGTAGTCTCCACTGAGCGAATCCGCAATCTCCCCTCCGATATCGCTCACTCGGTTAAATACGCCTGTAACGCCATTGTTAATGCCCGTAAGGAGCGACTTCATGATAGCCTGACCGTTCGGTATCAACAGCTTAAGGTCGTAAGGAATCGGCCCCTTAAGGCTGGCAATGGTATCACCAATACCGCCGACAAAGTCGAACACGCCTTGGACACCACTGGTGATACCGTCAAGAAGACCTTTCATGATCGACTTGCCAGCATCAAGCAGGAGCGTACCGAGGTTTCCAAGGGCATTCAAGATTCGTCCAGGCAGTCCTCGCATGAATCCGAGAACGCCATCAATACCAGAGCTTACACCACTCTTAATGTTCTCCCAAGCACCGCTTAGGAATGAGCTAATGGCATTCCAAGCGCCACTCCACACGCCTTGAATAACTCCAAGGACAGATGAAATAACGCCTTGAACAGCCTGAATTGCTCCGGAAATAACACCCTTAATACCGTTCCAGATGGAGCTTGCAATCTGCTGAAGACCGTTCATGACACCATCCCAGTCGCCCTGAATGATACCAAGAACGACCTGAATGATGCCCTGAATAACACCCATTACCGTTGAAATAACAGCTTGAATAGCGTTCATGACGCCTTGTATGGTGCTTTGAATGGAAGGCCAGACTGTATTAACAACACCCATGATGAAATTCATGGCATTGACAATAATAGGCTGAAGTGCAGCCACGACCTGTGTGAGCAGATTATAGATGTTCGTAATTGCTGGCATCACGATCGCAGCAATGTTCGTAACATGCTGAACAATCATCGTGCCGATCTGAATAATGATCGGGATGATGATGTTCAACACAGGAGTCAGCACTGCAGTGAGCGTAGAACCCACCTGAGAGAAATACCCCACCATAGCAGTCACCATGGGCAGCACGTTAGACGCTATGGTGTCTCCTAGATTTTGGAGCGCAGACACAAACGGAGCAATATTCGACTCAACCGTAGAACCTACATTCATGATAGCCGTCTGGACTGTATCGAATACGTCTGCCACGGAAGTCGCAATGGGGTTAATTTGGTCGAACGTGAGTCCCATCGCCTGACCGATGGTCTGGATAGTAGTCCACACTGCATCTCCAGCAGTGGCCACGCGACCAGACTCAGTTTCGAACTCAGCAATGCCGTCCGAGATATCAGAAATAACGTTGCCGATAACGCCAATAGCGTTCGGTACGGCAGATATTGCATCGGTAAGACCGTTGATGGCTGCGGTGGCTGCAGGCTTAATCAGGTCAAGACCCTGAGCCATCAAGTTAACGCATGCTGCTTCGAGGTTTCCGAATGCGCCTTCCCATGTCGTGGTGGCTGTAGCTGCCTCTCGTGCAACGTCCGTCAGGCCGAGGTTCAGAATTGCATCGTTGAATTCGTCTGCAGTGATTTCTCCAGCTGCCATTGCGTCTCGGAAATTACCTGTGTAAGCTCCTGCTTCAAGCAGTGCCTGCTGGAGCTTACCAGAAGCTCCAGGGATAGCGTCGGACAGCTGGTTCCAGTTCTCGGTGGTAAGTTTGCTCTGACCAGCGGTCTGGGTGAGTACCATACCAACGGATTTATATGTATCGGCAGTACCGCCAGCAACTGCGTTCAAGTTGCCAGCAGCTTCAGCCAGCTTCTCGTAGTTGGGAACGCCATTGGAAGCTAGCTGTGCCGTGATGTTTCGAATGTCAGACAGACCGTACACAGTTTCGTCTGCGTACTTCTGTGTAGAAGCGGTGAGCTCTTCAATTTTTGAAGCGTCAACGCCTGCGAAGTTCAGAGTCGATGTGAACTTCTGGGTGGAGTCAGAAGCCTCAATGGCTTCAGAAGACAAATCGCTCAGAGCGCTGATAGCGGTCTGAGCCATGTCTGCAATAATGTTACCGAAAGCTGAAGACTTAACCGACTGGAAGAATGAGGAAAACTTGCCTCCAGCACCTTCAGCAGAATCTCCAAGACCTCCGATGTCGGATTTAGCCTTGGAGGTGGCAGAGCCCAGACCAGACGCATCACCAGTAATCTTGACCATCAATGTATCCAGAAGCACGTCTGCCACCTCCTTTCGTTATCGAGAAATCGTTCCGCTCTCCCCATAGACCTCGTGGAATTTCTTCTTGTCAGGTTTGGGGTCGGAATCTGGATTGTAGAACAACACTGCTTGGTTATAGAAAAAGGCTACCTGTGGCAGTGTTAAGCAATCAAGCAGGTAGTCTAGCGTCCAGTGGTAGACTAGGCAGACCTGAGCGAATATTCTTCCAAGGTCTACTTCTTCTTCATTGCTCGACGCTGAGCTCGATTCGGAGTAAAATTTGCAGGCGTCTCGCCGTCTGCCACCTCACTGTTGTCACCACGGATACATTCGGCGACAAAGTCAAGAATGGCAGAGAACTGGGCATTGGTGACGTTGTCCATCACCCAGTCGAAGTCTGCAGGCTCACCGTTCTGGTCATTGCCGAGAACGTCAAGCAGAGTCTTCATCTCCTTTTCGTACGCCTCATACTTCTTGGACGGATCGTTCTTAATTTCGTCAGAAGTAGCCCACGCACCGACGCGAATGAGCTCAGTAGTCTTACGTGCAGGCACCTGAGAGATGTCGAACTGACGTCCTGCGATCTCAAGAATCTGCTCTTCGGGGACAATCTTGTCAAGATTGAGGTACTTAGCCATAGCCGTTAGCCTTTCTCTTTTAACCAATAAAATCGTTTATAATGGCGCAAAATCGCGTTTTTAAGGTGATTTTCGACGTTTAAGACACGATTTTGCGCTTTAAAGCACTACATCTGGTGGTCCTCGATGACGAACAGCTGGTCACCAACAGCACGGGAAGTGTCCTCCGTACCCACAAGGGTAATCGGCACAACATCCGTCTCGTCGGCATCGTCAGCTTGGAACTCAATCTCGATGCCAGAATCTGCAGTAGCCTTGTACACCGTGATGGAGAACTCACGACCGAGGCTGTCGAAGTTCGTGATGCGAGCGACGGCAGCATCGAGCTGCTGAAGACCGCCAAAGCTCAAACGCTTATACGCTGCAGGTGTATACTTGTAGGACACCTGGACAACGGAACCATCTGTAATCACGGAGGAGCCGCTCTTGCGAGCGATACAGGTATAACCGTCAGAGTCGAGAGCCACGACATAGTCTGTATCCTCGACAGCAGCAGAGCCGCCCTTCTTTTTGACAGAATCAATGGTGACGGCATTGCCCTCGCCCATGCGGTGATCCAGTCGAATGAACGTGGTACCCTTGAGCGTGTGCTCCTCATTGGTGACAGTCTTCTGAGAACCTGCGACAGTCTCAAGTTTGCTTACACCACCCATGTAAACTGCAAGCGTGTCAAGGTTAATCTCCATGAGGTTCGCCTCAACCTGAGCAGTCTGGGTGCCAGCACGCTCAAGAACAACACCAGCGTTATCGCTGGTAATAGTGACCTTGTCTCCAAGGTCATGAGTGAAGTGGACGCCAGTGAGCGCACCGACGTCTACCAGGCTGTCGAGAGACTTACCAATCTCCAGTCGACCAGAGCCAAAGCGGATAGTCTCGGGATGCTGGACTGTAGTCTGAGCCATGGTTGCACCATCCTTTCTAGTAGAACGTGACCTTGAAGGTCATAGGGGAATACGGAGTTTTGACCTCAGTATCCCATTCTGTGGACGAATTGACGTATTCAATGTAGCGAATACGATCTTTCTTGTATCTGTGGAGCAGCTCTTTTAGTGCACCACAGGTGCTCTGGAGCTCAGACTGGGTGCTTGCGACAACCGTGAGCTGCCAGCTGGAACGGGAAATAGGAGCGGCATCCGCCTCAATGTCATCAACGAGCGAATAGTGAATGGCAGGAAGGTCTGGCGAATTAGGCTCATATGAGGTGGTATCTGGCAGCTCGCCAGGATACACACGTGACCCCACCTTAGAAGACATCTTAGCGTCGCTAATGATGATGCCTCTGAGAAGCTCTCCAACGTCAAACTGTGTAGCTGTTGCCATATCAGCCATTTATTCTCCTTGACTGGCAAGCATTTGTTGCATTGCCCTCTGGACTTGATTCTGAATGCGCTGCTGGTTCTCAGTCAGTGCAGGCTGGAGGTACGGACGACCCTTCATCCTAGCAGTTCCCTGCTCAACGTACTTTGCGTACTTGACGTCCGTACCAACGAGCACGCCACTGTCAGATTCAGGTTCCATGTGGATTGAACGGGAAAGCGTACCCGTCTTCTTCGGCACTCGACGCTTGGCAGAGTTGACAACGGTATTCGCTCCCGCCATCAAAGCCTTCAGCTCAGTCGGCATTGCCTGTTCACCAATATAAGTGAACTTGGAAAGCACCTGAGCGGTCTTGCCAGAGTCAAGATATACGCTCACTCCAGGTGTGTTCTTAGCCATTAATACCACCTACTTACGGGTATCTCGCTGACATCGGCTGACTGGTTAGGAGTGCGCTCCTGAACGAGATACGGCTCACTGTCCATATGGTCAATGACCGCCTTCCAGCCGATTTTAATCTCAGGATGGGCATCTGCGATCAGGATGCGGACGAATCCCTCCTTAGAACCATAGCTGGACTGAGTATTGCTCGTCTTAGCTAGGTTTCGATTGCCCACTGCACAGGGGATATCGGTCAGAGCCTCCACTTCCTCGAACTTATCGAGAACTTGTCCTGTGGAGTCCTGCTCTTTAGTCGGCTTGTAGAACGTGACTGTGTGGTCAAAGTAGCCTTTCAGCATGTCCTGCCAGCCATTGCCTAGGAGCTTCATGCGAGAGCCTCCCACCACGGACGCCAATGCGTAGGCAACTGGGGAGTAACCACATTAGCTACGCCACACACAATGGCGTTAGCTGCGTCCGCATCTGCCTTGGCACGGAGAGCGGCTGCGGAAGCTCGAATTGCCTCCGCAGTCGCTTGTCCGTTCGTGGTAACATCCAGAATAGTCAGCACCTTGAGCGTGTACGCTGCATTGGCGGCAATGGCGTCGAGCGCATCAGCAGCAGCGTAGTAAACGTTGCCGTTGCTCAGCTCAAGGAACGACTCCATCTCATCGTCAGTGAAGATGTAATCGTCAACAGCCTTGTCTCCAGTGAGAAGCCGAACCAGCTTCACTTTGTCAGCGTACTGTCCCATGGTGCCTCCTTACGCGCCCATAGACTTGAGAGCGCACTTCGGATCGATGGCCGTACCGCCCATGACGTGGCGCACCTTGTAGCCGATGGCATCATGGTCGAAGTCGCCAGCCATAGCACCAGCAGAAGCGCCACCGACAGACATAGCATTCGGAGACTTCATGAAAAGCTCAGGAGAGCGGTGACCACGGAGGAATGCAAACTCGACAGCACCACGAGCGGCAGACGGGTCTGCGAGCAGGTAGTAAGTGTCGGAGCCATGCGTCTTGTCGAGGACAGGGAGATAGTGGTTGACGACGAGCTTAAGCTTGCCCTTCAGCCAGTTGTTCGTACGCATCTGGAAGGACTCCTGCCCACCATCCCATGCAAGGAACTCGGAGGCATTGAGGATGTTGTTCGCAGTGACCTCAAGCGCAGGAGGAACCATGAGGATGGCTGGACCGACCATGATAGGCTCACCATCGTCGTCCACCTTAGCAGTGAACTTCTCGATGGCCTTCTGGAGGTTCTGAACCGTGAGCGGATTGGACGACATGAGGTTGTCGTTCTTAGAAGAGAAGAACTTGTCGTTCATGAGGAGCTTAGTAGCCTCTCGCTCCTCGGTACGACGAGCAGCCTTGCCAAAGCGCATAGGCTGGTCGGTAAGGAGGGACAGATCGTCATCGATCATAGCCTCCCAGGAAATATCGAAACGAGCACCAAACTTCTTCACAGAGAACTGGAGCTCAGACTCGCGACGACCGACAGACTTGTACTCGCCCAGCTCGTCAACGGTCTTAAGCGCAGCCTCGCCACCGTCCATAGCATAACGCTTGGCAGGACGGAAGTCGGCTACCTCAGAGACCTTAGCCCACTGGGTGTAAGTCTGGGTAGCCTCAGCGTAGGAAGCGAGAATCTGACGGTCAAGCAGGTCACCGAAATAAATCGGGAAGTCGCTGGTGGTCAGTGCCTCCTGGAAGCGATACATATCCAGCTTGCTACCACGCTGAACAAGGTTAGCAACAAGATTCGCAGCCTCAGCCAGATTCTTGTTGTACTGCGGATTGTTGCGAGGGGTGATTCGCACACCCTCGCCACCAAAGAGCTTATCTGCAGTCGCAGCCTCTGCGTTGATAGACTCTACAAGCTCAAGAAATTCAGCCATTATTCACACCTTTCTTTACGCAGCAGAGCTGGCAGGAGGATTGGCAGCGCCATAGGCGAGACCGAGGCAAAGCAGCACAGGAACAACGATGTCCGTGCTAGAATACGTGACGGCCTTAAGCGCAAAACCAACAGGAACAGCCTTAGAGCCGCCCTTAGGAGTAGTAGAAACAACGCCACCAGCCTTAGTGGTCGCCTTCAGCGTCAGGTTCCACACACCCTTCGTAGCAATGGTCGTGTAGTAGTTGGTACCGTTGTCGGTCTTGGCATCGGTAAGGGCGATACCGATAACGTCGCCGACCTGAACGAGTTCGCCGCTCTTAACGTCATCGGTGACAGGGAGCGTCAGGTTCTCGCCGACCTGAACAAAGTTCTTAGCCATTCGTTTCCTCCTTAGCGGCCATTAGCGGCAATCTTAGCCGCGCTCTCGGACAGACCCATAGCCTTGAAGGCATCGGTCAGGTCGACAGCCTCTTCAAAGTTCTCGCCGTTCTCGCGACCAGTGGAACCCATGCCAGTAACATTAATGCCACCAGACAGCTTACTGATATACTCAGCCTCAGCCTTGATAGCCTCCTGGACAGATTGCTTCACCTTGTCCTTGTCGAGCTTCTTCTTTCCGTCCTCATCCTTAGTCGTCATGAACTTACCAGCCTCCTGCTGGATACGCTCCTTGGTGACCTCAGGCAGGTCGCTCTCCTTCAGCTCTGCAGCGACGATTGCACCACACTCAGTGAGCATATGAGCCTCGTTGAGGCGTGCAAGCTCCTGGGTGAGGGTATCAATCTGGCCTTGAGCCTCGGAAAGCTGTGTGTTCAGACCATTGATGGTGTTGTCTCGCTCACCAATGGTGTTGAGAGCTTCCTCAAGATTCATAGATTCCTCCTTATTTACGTTTCCAGGTACATCGTATGGGCTTCGTGCAGCCTCAGCAAACTGAGCCAGAACCTTGCCACCAGCTCCAGCACGAGTCACAAAGTCAACAGACTGGACGAGATTAATCTCCTCGACCAAAAGACCTGCTCGACCCTCAGCTTCACCCTCATGAACCTTGCCACCAGCGCGAATAGACACGCCGATATATGGTCCAATCTCGTTCAGTGTCTCACGGAATGGTTCGAACACGATAGCATCGCCGTAGATACCAGCACCATTCGCATTGGTCTCCTCATAACGGACGTTCGTGAGTACGCCTGCGAGATCTCGAAGGTCTCGCTCAGGACGCTCGTATTTGTCGGAGGACTTTGGGTGGTTCCAGAACATCTGCGCACCCTCAAAAAGCTGCGCAGAAGCTGCAAGAACGGTCTCGGAATAGTAGCCAGAAGAACCCCAACCAGGCTGAATGACCTTGACGGGGTACTTGCCTACGGCTTTGTCTGCTTCAGTGAGCAGTGAGCCCAAGAATGTGATGTTATCCATGTTCACCTCCCGTCAAGCCACACATTCTTACAAAGAAACGTGCTGCGAGTGCTTTTCCATGCATGCGCAGCACGTTCTTGAAGAATTATCTCTCTAGTGACAAGACAAGAAATCTAAGTTCCATCTGAGATAGTGATCTTTAACTGCTCTAAGGCTCAAATGTAATGCCATTATCACCTGTGTATGGCGTGGTATGATCGACCTTACCAGACCAGAATCTGTCAGGAATGCCATTCGGAAATGCCTCACAAGTCTTCTTGCCTTCTCGATCTTTTTCCCTAGTCCTGTGGGAACATGCCGAACAGATTGAATACCTCTTAAAATCTACAGGCTCACCTGGGTCTGTGAATCTAGAGATGGATTTTCCGAAAGAGTCTTGATCAATGGTATACTTCTTTTTAGAACTACTCATCATACACTTCCAACCAGACTTCCTTTGCGTCATTATTATTTCCTACTTTTGTCACTCTGAATCGGCTCCCAGGAGTCAATACAAACTCATGCTCTCCTTGACTATCTTCATCTGTGAACCCTTTGGCAGGCAGTCTATAGTTGCTGGGATAGATTGATTCAAGAGCTTGAGCGTACACTCCTCTCCCTTTTCCAGGTGGGACGTAAATATGCATTATGACATCTGCATCTCGAGAGAAACCATGTTCATCTTTTGTAGTCAGACTAATAAAACCTTTGTCTGTGTATGTGCTGTCGACTTTTAGAGATCTCACAAATTTTTTGGGCGTGTCTCGAAGATATCTAGTCGCAGTGAATCCTCTGGTGAGTTCTTCAGTCTTCATCGCATCAATTACGAACTGAATAACATCTTTTCCAGGCAGAGCGCTCTCTTCA